TTTGCGTTGAGTCTCATAGGAAGAAAATTAAACCCAGATCATAGTTGGGTCGGAAGGACTTGCGTCCTGCCAAATCAATTTGTCGGGTGTTGTGCCAGCGTCATTGCTCCAAACATGTCCCGTGAATAGTGTAGTTGTAACATCGCTGTCTGTAAATGTTATCGATTCCTCAAAACCTTCAAGCTGGTCGAGCACCTCGGTATTATCAATTTGATTGTTTTTGTCATCATTTTTTAGTTGCTGTTGGAGGAAATAGAGAATCCCGAGCGTCTTGGTTGTGACCAAAGAAACGAAATACTCGAAAGCCGTGCCGGTTCGAGTTTTTGCCGTAATGCCATTGATAAGGTAGTCGGTATCGATGCCCCGGATAACCGATGCAATGTTTTGAGTTTGCCCCACTCTTAGCCCGGGCTCTAAAGTCGTGTATGAAGCTTCGGTCACCTCGGCCGCCCATGCTAAAATTTCTTGGAGTGCCCTTTGGCGGCCGCCTTCTTTGGTCAAAATCGTGGCGTCCACAATCTTGAACTGATATTCGCCATAGGCTGCGATTGATACATTATCTTTTTGTTGAATGAAAACGGCTTTGTAGGGTTGGCCAAGCAAAGTAAGCGTCTGGCCGTTTGGTGGTACGGTCGTGAAAACGATAATTTTTTGATCTATGCTATAGAGCGCATCATAGCCAAGCACCTCGATAAAATACCAACTATAGGCCGTTGCCGTCCATGCTGGCACTGCTGTGCCCGCGTATGAAAACCCATCATAAACCTTGCTATAAACATCGATCTGATAATAATTGCTTGCATCATTCGCGGCCGAGCGTGAGGCCACAATATGATATTTTGTGTTTGCCGAAATCAATAAATTGTTTGTTGAAGCTTCGGTCAAAGTAAAAGTATATTCTGCAAAAGTTCCGGTGATCGATCCACCGGCGAGAGTGGCGACGGTCGAAAGATTCGTTGCGCTCGGCTTGTCGGATCCATCATCAGAAAAGATTTGAATTTGAAAGTTGTCGACTGGCGTGCCCACTTTTTTTACCCGGATTTTTACTTTTGTGCGGCGTGCTTTTTGTCCGGCAATTATTTGCATCGATTGCTTAGAATTTCCGGCCGCATCGCCAAGGTTTAATTGAGTCAAAGCTTTCGATGTTTGGATAATACCCTGATTATCGGTGAACTGATCGAGATTATCTTGTCCTAAAGCTTTCTCAGTTCCATTGAGAGTGAGCACCATCGTATCGGCACTGTATTTATAACCAAGCTTAAAGATTTTATTCAAACCATCGACTTGATGGCCAAGGTCTTCCGTTATCGCTGTGTCGAGGTATTGACCGCCGCGAACAAAAACCGAATTTCGAAGTTGATCAACATTACCATTAATCTGCAAAGACCTGAAAATATATTTGCCGCCGGTATCGTCCAGATCGAACGGCGCGAGCTCGCCATATTGCGCAAAAAGATGGATGTCGCGATCTTGGTCGACATACCATTTCCATTGAAAGAGATCGGCAATTTGCTGAATGCACTTCGAAGGATATTCATAATTGAAAGAAATAAATTTCACCTCTTGGCTTGCACCGTTCGCGCCGTTGCGAGTGTAAGCACTGGCCGACAAAGTTTGTAAATTGTCGAAAGTCACATTGACAGTCGTGCCAGCGACGGAAGTGGCTTCGAGCTGGATTAGATTGATCGATGCAAAGGAAGGTGAGCCGGTCGAAGTAAAGTCCGAGCGTAAAATGTGCACTTGATTGAAGCCGGTTTGCGTAAGTTGGCTAGTGATATTTTTGGAAAAATAATTCGTCAAAGTGGTATCCCCTAACTTCAAGGTCGCAACGCTTAAATTTAAAATGTTATCCACAAAAACATCGATGTCGATATAGTCAGAATTTCCTAGACTGCTTTGCGTGAGATCAAGAAAGATTGTGCGGCTCATGCTTGCAAGCGCATTATTTACGGATGTTAATTTTCGCCCCTGCGACTCCGTTCTAAAATTGACTGTATCGACTGAGCCGCCACTCCAAACCTCGGTTGGCTCGAAGGTCGCCATTTCGATGCGCATGGTTTTGTTTATGTACTTGTTTAAAAGGTCACAAACGATATTGATGGCCGGTACATTGGTATAAGTTTCAACTACAAGCCTTCGATCCATGGCGTGCGAATAATCTTTGGCTGTGCAAGTGTAAATTATGCCATCGGCTCCAAAAAATTCACGATCCATCGATACGATTGTACCCCCGAAAACTTTCACGCTGTTATCATAAAGCCAAATATCATCGTTTGGCACTGGCACAAAAGTGCGCCCGCCAAATTTTTGAATTGAAAACGAAATGGTATCGACCTGATTATCCAAAGCCTGCTGCCAGTTCAAAGATGGCCAGAGCACGGCCGAGCTTTTATCAACGCCATTGATGTAAAGTTGAATTGCCATAGTAAAATTATTCTAATTTGCGTTGTAAGCGAAGCTGCCCCATCAATAAGTTACCCATTTTTATTGCGGCCTGAGAATCTAAAAAAGTATTGCCGGTGATCGTAAGGTGGATCCCGCCAATTTGATCGGCCGGTGTTGCTGTGCCGCCGCCGCTGCCCATAGTAACAAGCTCAGCCCCATGCTCACCAGCAATATAGCTTCTGTTGGCGTGCATATTTCCACCAGTTGCTTTTTTGCCGGTGATAAAATTGCCGAAAGATGTGGCCGCGTTGCCAATATTGCTACCGATTGCATTACCAAGGCCACCCGCTGCGCCGGTTAAATTCTTCACCGCATTGACCGCGCCGGTTATTGTGCCGACGATTTTGTCAATCAAAGATTGGATATTTTTAACGACGCCATCGACGATTGCATAAAGGCCGTTCCAAAAGTCAGACCACGCCGTCTTGGCTGCCTGCATACCTGCGCTGAAAGTGTCCCGGATGCGTGCCCATGCGGCGGTAAGGGCTCCGATAATTTGATCCCAAATATTTTTTATGAAAGTAAAAATGGCCGACCATGCGTTCCAAATTAAGATCACGCCATCAATAAAAATTTTAAGGGCAATTTTAAGATTTTCAAACATCGAAAGCAAATAGGTTTTTATCGCGTTCCAAATAAAAATTACTGCATTGCGGAAGCCTTCATTTGTTCGCCACAAATAAATAAATGCCGCCGTAACCGCTGCAATTGCGAGCAGGATAATCCCAACAGGTGAAGTCAGGAAAGCTATTGCTACTCCGATTGCTGTAATTCCAGCGATTAACCCGGGCAAAATAAACATTAAACCTAAAATTGCAGTAGTGACGATTGCTATTGTGCTAAAAAGTTCAGGATTTGCGGCGATCCACTGTTGAACTGTCTGTATTAAGGGGCTTATTTTATCAACTAATTGCGTGATTGCAGGCACTAAAGCAATTGCAATTTGATTTTTTGCGCCTTCTAAACTTGTCGATAAACTATCGAAAGCTGCGTCTGCTTTTGCGGCTGCTATCACGCCATTTTCGTCCATTGCTGTGCCAAGTTTTTTTGCCGTCGCGACCATATCTTCCATTGATGCGTTGCCTTTATCAAAAAATGGCAAAAGCTCCGTCCCAGATTTCCCGAAAAATTTTACTGCGGCGGCCGTCCTTTCTGTAGGGTCTTTTATTGCCGCAATTTTATTGCCGATCGATAGCAATTGATCTTCTGGTTTTTGATTTTTTAAGTCAGCGAAAGTAAGTCCGAGGGGCTTTAAAGCATCGTTAGCTTTTTTGGTGTCCTCACCCATAGCCGCCAAATTTATCTGCATTTTTTTTGTCGCCCCCGTCACGGTATCAATCGATAGCCCCATTGCGTCAGCAGAGGTTTTTAATGCAGATAAATTTAACACGCTAATGCCGGTTTGCTGTGATAAGTTATCAAGTTGCTCTCCGAGATCGCCCAAATTCTTAACCGATGCCACGGCCAAACCTGTAATCGCGCCAGCCGCAACGCCCGCATATCCCGAAATTTTAAAAGCTTTGGAAAAAACAAATGCAAAAACGCTAAAAGGCGAGGGGCGTTTTAAGGTCATCGCTAGTTGTGAAAGTGTTGACCGCGATGGCGAGGTCATCATGGCCGATGGCTGGGACATTACGAATTATAAAAAAAATCCTGTTATTTTATGGGGTCATAATTACTGGGATATGAAAGCCATAATCGGCGCGTGCGATAAAATCGGAGTCGAAGAAATCGAGGGCAAAAAATGTTTGGTTATGGAAGGAGTATTTGCTAAAACTGAGGAGGGTCAATATGTTCGCCGCCTCTATGATGACGGCATCTTAAAGACTGTTTCAGTTGGCTTTATTCCAAAAGAAAGAAACGGAAATCAGATCACAAAACAAGAACTTTTAGAACTTTCTTTTTGTGGGGTTCCTTCAAACCCGGACGCGGTCAGCTTAGAAAAATTTGCAAAAGGCATGGTAACAAAAACGCTCGAAGTTTTAACAGGGGCGAAGGCCGAAGATATGGACGCGCTTGTGTCAAAATTGAGAACTGATTTGCAATCAAGCGTTGACACCTTTGTCGAAAGTATGGCGGGGGAAGCTGGCGACGATGATACAACAGCCGACGATGAGGAAGAGACAGTCCCGCCAACTGAGGAAGAGGCGGTCAAAATTGTAAAAATATTAAATCAGAAATTTAGGGTTAAAAATCCCGGAAGCTCTGAACTTTCCCCAACGCCTACACCGGCCGAGGAGGAGGAGAAAGCTAAACAGATTGTAGACCTTAAAGCTCAGGTGACGGCTCTTGAAGCTCACCAAAAATCCGGGCGTGTTCTCTCGGCGAAAAATTTAGCATTGGTTGACGGAGCAATCGAAGCACTCAAAGCGTTACGCGAAGCAAGTGAGCCCGAAAAAGCTCAACTTAGCGGAACCGCTAAAGAGCTTCAAATCGACCTTCAAAGTTTTGTTAAATTGCTCGAAAAATCAATCAAGAACGCAAAAACTTTAACCACTAATTTATAATTTACTATGGATCAGGCTTTATTAGAAAAAACATTAACCGAGATTTTCGGCAAAGAAGTTGGAAAAATTAAAGGCGACCTTGAAACTGTAATCGAGGAAAAATTCCAAAAATTTATTACAGACAACAACCTTACAAAGGCAAACTTCAAACACTCAGTTTTCCCAGTTTTAGGCGGCGACGATGAGACTAAAACGAAATATGAACGCATCGGCTCTTTCGTTAAAGCAGTATTTCAGCGCGATGCCGCTGTACTTGCAAAGGCAATGACAGAGGGTCAGGATTCAGCGGGCGGCTTTCTTTGCCCACCTGAATTCGTCAGCGAAGTTCAACGCGTTGCAAATGATTACGGTTTAATTCGTAAGCTCGGCTTAAAATTCCCAATGAGTTCCAACGAGCTCAATGTCCCAACAGGCTCAGGCAGTGTAACAATCACCTTTCCGGGTGAAGCGACAAGCGGAACTGAAAGCTCCCCAGCTTTTGGCAATGTGCCTTTGTTAGCTAAAACCATGATGGGTTTAACCGTAATGTCAAACGAATTTCTACGCGACACAAAGGTCGATGCAATGAAGTATTTGATGACCTTGGTCGGTGAAGAATTTGCAGGTGCTGAGGATAATCAAGGCTTTAATGGAACAGGTGCGCCATTCACAGGCATTCTAGTTGACTCAGGCGTTACCGTGGTGACGATGTCATCCGGCAAAGATACTTTCGCCGAAGCCACCCTCGATGACTATCGCGATTTGATCTCAAATGTAAAAGCTACCGTACTGCCTACATGTGCATTTTTCATGCACCGTTTGACATGGGGCGCAGTTCAAAAAATCACCGAAAACTCACAACATATCGTTTCATTCCAAAATCCAGTTGTGCCAGTAGGCGACCTTAAACCGGGCTTGCTTTCACCAGTCGGATATATGTGGGGTTTTCCGGTTTATGTATCTGATAAAATCGTGAGCACAACAGCGGTTTCAACGAAATTCGCTGTGTTTGGTTCTCTTTCCCGTGGTTTATTCTTCGGTGATCGTGAACAAATGACCCTCGATATTTCGAAGGAAGGAAGCGTCGGAAATACTAATCTATTCACAAGCAATCAATCAGGTGTGAGAATTACTCAGCGCATCGCCGAAAAAGTTGGGTTGCCTGATGCCTTCGCTGTATTGAAAACTGCCGCAAGCTGATGATTGAGTAGGTTTTTTCTACTCAAACCTATCCAAAGAATGCAATTTAATTCACTAATTCAAAACCTATGGTCACGATCAAATCGAAAGTTACGGGCATGTACAACGGCGTTTGCTTTAAAGCTGGCGAAGTTGTCACATTTTCCGAAGCTTCCCTAAAAGGACTTGATCCTCGCGACTATGTTGTCATCCAGACTGCGGAAGCTGTTCAAGAGGACGATGAGGCGACGAAAAAAAAGCAGGTCAAAAACTCAGCGGATAAAATGCAACGACCGGTTGCAACAAAATAATTCTATTTCTTCACACATTAAAAATGAACACATTAAATGAAAATTACAAGGCAATAAGCCTTATTCGTCCTAAATCCATCACCGCTACCG